CGTACTGAACCTGAAAGCACAAATTATGGCGGAGCTGTCAGAAAGCCCTGAAATGCTCGCCTTGTGGAAAGAACTTCTGGAGGAATTGAAAAATGATTAAGACACTCACACTCACTAACTTCCGTAAACACGAAAAATTACATCTGGATTTCACCACCGGGTTGAACGGTATTTTCGGGCCTAACTACCGTGGTAAGTCCACCGTCCTGTACGGGATACTGTTTGCACTGGGCGGCATCCGTGCCATCCCTTGCACCACAGTCCTGCGTAACGGCGCCAATACTTACAAGGTCGATCTGACGTTTCACGCTGACGAGGGTTATCGTGTTGTCCGCACGAAGTCTACCGACCGCCTGTACCGTGGCGATCAGGACACTGACGAGAATTTGATTGCAAACGGCACCACCGTCGTGAACAAGAAGATCGAAGAGATCCTGGGCATGAGTATGAAACGGTTTATCCAGACCCGTTTTGCACGCCAGAAGAAAACTGACGCTATCTTGTTGACCGGTGCTAATGAACTGTACGCAGTGATCAATGAAATCTCCGGCGCTGACGCTGTGGAGTCCGCCCTGAAATTGCTGGGTGACAAAGCGAAAAGTCTGGACGGGTTTCTGGATCGCGTTGAAATGCCAGATGTAAAAACACAGGAAACTCTGTTGGCTGACGTGCTGGATGAGCTGCACGAAAAAATAAAGTCGTCAGCGATGTGGAAAGAAATGTCCGAGCAACAAAAAACCGATCTTGAGGCTGCACGCGAGTCCTTGACCGTTTTACGTGCAGAAGAAAAACTCTACACCCGGTATGTAAGTGACCTCCGTCACGCGCAAGACGATCTGAGGAGTGCTATGCAGGCTCGCGTCAATGCCGTTGAGTCCGCTACACCTGTGGACGAGGCCGTGGTTGCTGAAGCTGCGGAATTAACAACTCGAATTGAAAATCTGTCAGCGTCCCTCACTGAAGTTTCTGGTATTAACATGCTGCTGGAAGCGCAACGAAAAGACATGACGGAAATACTCGCCAACATCGAGATGCTGAAAGCTAAGAAAGCTGCGCTGGTACCTGCCATCGACCCACAGATCGATATGGTGGCGTTACAGGGTGGGGAGAAAATGTTAGCGGCTGCAAGGGCTGAGTTGACAATTGTTGACGCTGAATTGAAAACTCTGTCCTCGGAATTACTGGAACCTAACTGCAGCAAGTGCGGCCGTGCCTGGGAAGACCACGCAGAAAAACAATTGCACCACGACAAGTCTGTGGAATCGGCTACCAAGAAAAAACGCGCTCTGCAAAAAACCATACTGGAGTTGGAAACGACAGTTGGGGATGCCAACCGCAGCCTGCAGATTTTTGTTGAGGCACAAGAGAATTACGACCGTACGCTACTGACCACACAGCAGCAGTTGAATGGCTTTGAAGTTCGTGCAACGCAGACGTCTACGGCGATCACCAACAATGAAATAAAGTTGGCCGGACTTTGCCCTTTAGGTCGTGACGCACTGGTTTTTGAGCGTGCAGATTGTGAAGGGAAACTGACTGACATCCAGAAAAAGCTGCGCAGAGCAGAGCAGGACCAACAAGACATTCAGCGCGCCGAGCAGCGCGAGAAAAGTGCTAATGAAAAGTTGATGGAAGTGATGGCGTGCGAGCGCCCTGAGTTCAAGGCTGGCGATTTGGATAAGGCAGTTATCACAGAACGCGCATTAAGTGATAGCTACATGCAGTCGTCCACCGCGTACTCCACAGCCTCTACCCAGGTGGCGGCATTGGTTGAACGTCGTGACCAATTGCAACAAGCCATCCCACTCTTGAAAGAGACTGCGGAGAAAATTAAGACGGCTGAAGGTCAACGCTCGGTAAACAAGAACCTGACAAAATTCTTGAAAGCGAACCGCGACCGTTACATGGCGGATATCTGGACGGTATTGATGGCGCAGGCTTCCCAGTTCGTGCAGCAGTGTACGTCCGGAGCTATTGAATCCATCGCCCGTACGGATGACGGTGACTTTGTGTATACCGAAGACGGCTGCACACTGGCTATTTCGGAGGCATCCGGCGCACAGGCATCCATCATGGGACTGGCTATGCAACTGGCTTTATCAGCTGCCGTTCAGCCCCCGCTGGATGTCTTGCTGGTGGACGAGCCTAACGCCGACATGGACCCTGAACATTCCATGGCAGTGAACCTGCTCTTATCTGCCACCGTGGGTCAGGTAATCTGTGTCTCGCACTCACACATGGATAGCTCCGTGTGCGAAAACGTCATTGAACTTTAAGGGGTAGGGAATGCAAAAGAACGCGGATCTTTTAGATAGTGCCAGCCAGCTTGCAGCAGAAATGCTGGAGCTGGCCATCAGTAAGCAGCAGAGCCAGTTCAAGGCGCTGGAAACCGGGATGAACAGCATGGCGGGGGTGTGCATGATGTGCGGGCACACCGCCGAAGCGGACTCCAGGTTTTGCTGCGCGGACGACAGGGACGAGTACGACGAGTCCGCCAGGTTCCTTGCCCGAACGGGACTACCCGCGCACAACCCGGCAACGGGACTGACCATGGAAACTCACTTGGATAACGTGCGAAGACGCAGATAAAAGAAAGGGGCCTCACGGCCCCTTTTTAATTGCTTCCTGCAAATCCCCCCACCATCTTTGCCACTCCTGCAACCTTTCTCGATCCGTCAGTAGCACCCGATTATTACGGGTGAGTACCGGTAGTGCACTTTCTTTACTGATCTCCCCCTCTGGCAATGCCTCCAACGGTTTTACCGTCTGTTTGAGTGGTGCTGCCGGTTCAGGGTACTTCGGGCAATAGGCTTCGGTTGTAGATCCGCACCCAGTCAGGGTCCAGCATACAAGCAGGGTGACGACTATCTTTAACATATTTTATGACCTCTTTTTCAATGGTGATTGTGCCACGTGGAACTACGGAATTTTCCATTCGTGCGGCGGACTGGTTGGTAAGGTTCTGTAACAGCCCGTCAAACTCCCTGACGGCTTCCAGCTTGCCGAGTTGGGACTCCAGGGCGGATTCACGCTTTTCCGCATACAGGGCGCTGCTGAGGCGCATCCCACACACCACGCCAATCGCAAACAGGGCTACGAGCAGTAAAGCTTTGGCTTGCCAATTCAAAGGAATCATTCTTGCGCTCCCGGTGATTTTATAGTGGGTTCCTGGGGTTTGGCTGGCGGTTCTTGTGGCTTGCTACTTTCCACCCCCGCCTTGTAGTTATACCCTGCCAAGGTGCATAACGGAACGGCTATCGCGCCCAACTCCCAGTAGATGTCACCGCCATGCTGGTAAACCCAGTAAGCCTTGGCCAGCAGCAAGGCGAGAATGCCGATACACATGGCGGTAGCCGACATCAACGCAACGATCTTCCGGCTGGACGGTTTGTCCTGCACCTTGTCCACCGCTGCCATCCCAAGCCACACCACAAAGTCATACACCCATTCCATCGACAGGAAGGGGAAGTTCTTGTGAAGCCAGTTATCACGCCTCATTGGTGGAGACCTCGCCGCCATCGTCACTTAAAAATACCCTGCGTACGTTGGCGGGCTTCGCAACGGAGAACATGCAGCGAGAGGCGATCAGGCGTTCCTTGAAAATGGGAACGATACTGACCTTGTCTTTCTGGTTTCCGCCGTAAACAAAGTAATGCGTGGCGTTTTCCCCGACGTAGATACCGACATGCCCGGAGGTGGGACCCCGTTCAAACACAAGGATGCAACCCAATTCCGGTGCGCACGCTTCCCCCCATTTAGCCCAGTTACGCGCCCACAAAGGGTCTTTGACAACTGGTTTGCCTGCCCGCTTTACACAGACCGCTGCCCAGAGCCCGCACCACGGAGTCTCATCAGAGAGGTATACCTTCTCCAGACCTAACTCTTTTGCCCAAGCCATGATGACCGGGTTATCCGCCTTGCCGATTGTTTCCTTGATGCCATACATCGGAATGGCAGCTTGCAGAATCTTTGGCCCTGGTTCATTGGATAACCAGGCGTATGGGGTGTCAAGGATCTGACTCATCGTGGTGGTCTCCTTTGCGGCGGGTTGGTCCGTACTTCAGACTGAAATTACCTCTGAAGATGGCTTCCGAAATCTTGATGGCTTCCGTCCCCATGTGCGCGCCGATAGCCACCAGAAAGATATTTGCCCAACCGGTGATGCCGGACATCATGCAGGAGACATGCACAAGGAAGGCGGCGAACGTACAAATAACAGATTCTTTTATAAACTCCAGGATCAACACCTTGACAGGTACGCCTAGAAACTGGGTTTTAGTCAGAAACGACACTAAAGCCCCCCACAAGGCTACTGCCACTACGACTGCCATGGGGGCATTAAAAGGTTCCTTCGGTGGCTCAAACATCGGTTTGGTTCTCCTGCTCCGGGTTTTCCTGATCATACCTACCCCCGTTCCAAAGAACAGCCTTAGATTTAGCTGTAAGTGATAATCCAGGCATCCCCAGCCCCGCCTGTTCCGCCATTCGGTTGATGCCTGAGCACCCTTGACTCCCCTTGCGCCATGGCTGCAGGAGCGATAGCTATCAGGATGTCATTGGCGTTGTTTGTGCCGGTGACGGTGTTATCCAGCACGATGGTGGTTACCCCCACCCCTTTCTGTGCAAAGGTGTACCTGACCACAGCATCCGACGGCGTCAGGTAACCGGGGTTAGCCAGGATCGTGACGGTGTTGGCCGTGGCTTCGTCGGAGTACAACAGCCGCCCCAAATCCCCTGAGTTGTTGTCCAATAGCCCGGTTATCACATCTGCCGGAATCCCCAGATCGTAATTCCCCGCCGTGAAAGTTATCTGCAGAGGTGCGCGAGAGTCGCCGCGATTCATGGCGTTGACAGACTGTAAAACACTGGTGGAAGTCATCCCCAGAGCGGGGGTTAACGTCAGCATCTCATCAAACACGCCTGAGCGTATGTAGCAGACTGGTGACCCTGCAGGTCCACCCACTCCGGGGTCGCCAGTAGTTCCTATTGCGCCAGGGGTTTCCGTGCCGTCACCCCAGTCAATACCTATTACAATGTCGGGGTCACAATAAATGGCTGACACCTGGACAGACGTAGGGGCAAAACGGGACATGGAAGCCGGATACCGTAAAGTCATCAATGTGCCACTGGCAGCCAAGGCTACGAGGACGGTGGGGGCTAAAGCCTCTTCTTCCGTCAGTACGCGGATGTAAGGCACGCCGGGAGTGGCTACGCTGGCATCCACCCCGAACAAGGGGCCTGAACTTTTGCGCATAACCCCGTCTACCTTCCATGCTGGTGTGCCGTCATTGATTAACAATTCCCTGTACGTGGGTGAGCCGCCGTAGGCGCTGAGTTCGTCACCAAAAGGGACATCGGTGCTGATAACTCGCCACCCTTTCTCAGGGGTGACAATGCGCCAAGCACCGGTACTTCCCCCTGGAGGTACATACCAGATAGCCATCTTGCCGTCATGCCCAGCCCAGACACCGGTAGCCCCCGTTGCAATAGCCCAGCACTTACCGTCATCCGCAGGGGAGGCTGGTGTAGGGGGTGTAGCAGTGAAATCTTCTACTTCAAATCCTTGGGAAGGGAAAGGGTCGCCCCCGTCAGTAAAAGCTGTAACCCAAGCCCCTTGGCGGTACACCATAAATTCCCCGGTAGCCAGATTCAGGATGGGGCCGAACGCGGCGTGCGGAGCGATAAAGATCCACGTAGCAGTCTCACCATTCCGGAATGCAAGGTGATTGGCTTTGCCAGTCGCCCAGGCGCCGGAAGGTGAAGTACCTACAATCCACGCCTTGCCTGCGTTGGAGGCGTCAGGCGCAACGGCTACAGAAGGCTCGGCGTTGACCACCGCCTGCACCCGATTACCCAACATACCGTTGACGATGACCAGATCCGCGTCCATCCACGGCTTCCAGTCGTCAGCCTTCAAGTCTGAGCCGTAGTTCAGTCCGATACCCTGCATTGCTACTTGTGGCATATTACTCTCCGATTAAATCCAACCAACATAGCCGGTATCCCCGCCTGTGTTGGGGTCATAAATAAACGCACTCTGCCCCAGATTGAAGGTAGCCATCAGGCCATTCACTGTCATGATCGGGTACCAGATTTTTGCGATGTCCAGTGTGCTCCCTGACACAGTAGCAATCAATGCGCCATCAAGAAATACACGGATGGATCTGGCAGCGAAGTCGGCCTTGAATCCCAAGGTGGCGCCCGCTGCGATCCGGAAACCTGTCGGCACTTTGATAGTATTCAAGGAAATCTGCCCTGGGCACTGATAGCGTCCACGAGTGAACACCTCGCCAGAGGCGTTGATGATGACAGAGGATTTGGCACCGCACACCTCGGTGGGTCCCGCAGCGACTGCCAACCCAATGAACACCAGCGGGGACAGCTGGACAGCGCCGATCTGCGCAGACACCACCGCCTCAAAGTACCGCTTGCCGGTGTTTCTACCGTACAAGCCAACAACATCGGCTCTGGCACTGTTATTCACAAACCCTGCGGAATGCATGTTAGTGTGTAAGTCTCCGCAGGTAGCGATCTTCTTACCGTAAGGGTGGTCTGTAGGGGATACCAGCGTTACCGCAGTCAACGTCTGCCCGACATCCAGCGTATCAAACCCCAACGTGGCCCCTGCATAGAACTGCCCTAAATTGCCGGTGTCCGTACTGGAATTCCATTCCACCTGGCCGGTGCGCAGCATGACGCTGTTGTGGCTGGCAGAGGCGTCAGACACGTACAGTGCCACGTCATCGGGATCCCATTGCATACCGCCTGCAGTGGCATACTGCCCCATCAAGTATGGGTTCAAAGTAGCCCGCACTGCCGACCACGTTCCCGAATACTTGAACAGGCGTGCGCCAGCATAAATCTCGATAGCCCAAGTGCTGGCACCTGTTCGCCGCAGAAACGGCTTACTCATCCGGGCTGTGTTCCCCAATGTGGTGATCGCCACTTGCGCCCAGGTCAATCCGTCCGTACTCCGCCAGGCCGTCAGCTTACCGGTTAACAGGCTGCCCACCGTACCAAAAACGTACCAACGGCTTTCAGGTGGGTAGTACACCCAATTCTTGATATCCGCGAATGAAGTGTCCTTTGCGTTGGATACCAACTCAAACTGCCCCAGGACAAAGTTGCTGTCCGTGATGGCGTGCCGGCTTTTGTAGATGGTGGCAAGCGGAGTGTCACTGTCGGTGTTACCGATAGCGATTAACCGGTTACCAATCTGCCCGATCCAAGTAATCTCCGCGTAGGTGCTGATGGGTTCTCCGGTGCTGACACCGCCCGCCCAAATGTCGGTGGCTACAATGTCATACAGTTCCGGATGCTCCAGATCTCCAATGGAAGCCAGGTTAGAGCCGGAATTGATGTTGACAAGCCACGTACCTCCAAAGGCTTCCGTCCAGCTCATGGAGCCGCAAACCGGATTGTCACCTGCTCCAGCCATTACCGTTTGCAAATCCAGATTCTCCAACCTTCCGGCACTGCTGGTTGCCCAGCCATCGATTCCATCCGTCAACACCGACCAGCCCTGGGCGGACGCCTGATACTTGGCTTCAAGCGGGAACCCTGCCGTGGTGCTGACGGTGGCCACTTCCAGCGCGTCAGACGAGAGGGATGCGTTGTCGTATATACGTCCGGAAATCAAATTGAATGATGACAGGCAGTTGGCGCTGCTAAGGTTCTTGAACAGGAACGTCAAACGCGCATAGCGTGCCCCTGGAGGTATGCCATTAGCCGCAGCAGCGGGGACTGTCACATCCACCGGCCTCCAACGACCGCCTTGATAGTTATCGTGCAGGAATAAGGCGTCAGTTTCGGCATCCAGCCAACCGGTATCAAAGATGTCAGTTGGGGTGGTATCCACGTAGTCCAGAACATTAAAGTCCATGTCAAGAAACTCGACGTAGATCCTACCCACGTCCGCACTGACTGTGCCGTCGGTATCTGTACCGAACCAGCAGTGCAGAGATAATTTAGCCGTTCCATTAGCCAAGAACTCTTGCGCTGCGTCAGGGATAGCGACTGTCTGTGTCATTGAAGCGCGTTGCTGCCCGCCGGAAGGTCGGTAAACCCTTCCATACCGACCCGTGGTATAGGTGGAACTTATCGATACCTTGTAGGTAGGCCATGCGTAGCTGAGAGTTTCCACAGTTTGAAGGTGTGCAGGCGGCTCCTCCCACACGGCGGATACTGGAGCTGAATGTGATGGATGCCCTTCGGCCACAGGTAGGTGGTAGCCGGTGCCGTCCTTATCTCCAAGCGAGCTGACACGAGTTACGAATTGCACGCCTGGGCCAGGGATAAGCCCTTGACCTGCTGCGTCTACCCCACCGAAGTCCCACCAACGACCGCCAGCGAACTTCAGGTAAGGAGCAGATATCTTGTCAGAAGCGTAGCGGCGGCTGCTGTCGTACACCGTACCGGGAACTGTCAGGAATATGCCATTAGGGTTGTTGCCGCCGTACAGACATCCGTAGCCCCAGCCGTAGCCGCACACCTTGGCTTCGTGCTCGTAAATTTGCGCACTCTTCACGCCGCTGCGGACAGTCTGAGCCTGCACACGAATGTTGGATGCCACGATTCCGTCGTACTTGTAATACCCTTCAGGGCCAAGAAACGGGATGCCAGAAACTGTATCTAACAGAGCGTCGGTATCCGCGTCGTAGACCCTGACTTCCAAGGTAGTGCCCGCTTCAGGCTCGGTACCGCTTTCATCCCACGCCAGGAACTGATTACTCTGGGTCAGTCGGTTTCGCCCTGATATCTGCATCTCGAATTTAGCCCCGACATTCTCCCGGAAGCTTTCACCCTCGAAAGTGACATTGGCAGGTGGGTAAGGGGCGTACCAATCCGCTACCAAGGTAGGGTGGAATTTGGGGGTGGTCAGTGTCAGTGCCGCCTGATCGATGGAGCTGTTTGATGTAGCCCACAAGTACGGCTGCTCACCTTTCAGATAGGCGTTACCCACTATTCTGGAGCCAGCGATATCATTGAACCACCAGATTTTTGTGTCGTCTGCGTGGGCAGCGGGGACGGTATCCAGTACCCCTCGTTCCACTGTCATGGTCAGGTAGGTCAGGGAGTCAGGATCGTCGTCCACATCCACGCACAGTATTTTTTCGTCGTCGATAAAGCCCCAGCTACCCACAACCCCTAACAGGGATAGTGAATTAAGGTCTTTCACTTTCAGTGTAGTGATCAATTCCCCGGCTTCCTGAATGCCGATAGCCCCATCCAGCAGACAGGTTGGGCAAAGCTGGGAGGTGGGGCTGAGTTGGGTGGCAGCTGCCAGGGTGTCAGAATCCGCCCCGTAAACCGTCACCCCGTTAACCTGACTCAACCCTGTCGGCCTATCTGCCATCAAACTGAAACCGGCATACTCAGGATTCAGGTAGGCAGCTCCCGCCGCTCCCATCAGCTGCAGGACAGTGTGGTAGGACAGCGGGGCGTACCTTACATTGGCTTCCGGGAATTCCTCGGCAGGGCGGATAGGATCCACCCACTCCTCTGAAATAGAACCGACACTGCCGGCATCCGGCAAACTGTAGATGTCTTCAACCAAGTCCACGGTGATAGTGGTATCGGTCAGCGCGCCGTTATGAATTCCGGCAACGCGGAAAGCCGCACCCTCTAACCGATATTTCGGGATGGTCAAACGAATTAAAGCGCCACGGTGCAGGGTGACCGCACTGGAGTGTGCAGTGCCTGACATTGGCTGTAACCGACTTAAAGGTAATTGACTGATTGTCTTCAGTGGAGTGGAAGCCATTAACAATTCACGTGCCAGAACTTTATTTGCCAACCCTTTATCCCTGACACCATAAAACTGCATGGAATCGGATACGGTGTACCCTTGAATTGCAATGTTGGCGGCATTCTGATCGCTGGCAGTCAGCACCCTCTCCCCGTCAGGCGACAGATAAATGACGGTCAGGTCGTTGACGGTTTCGCTCCAGCCCGGTTGGTAGTATTCCCCTAAACCTACAGCCTCGTCAGGAGTGAAGTGTGGGGCGGCTGCTAATTCTTCTTCGGTAGCCTTACGGATTAAAAATAGCTGGAACAGTCCTGTGGCAGGGTTCTGGAATAGCTCCGCATCAATGGTCTGCAGAACCGTAGCCAGATACGCTTCAATGCTGTCCTTGCCCGTCCACAAATACGACAAGCCATACCCTTCCGTGTACAACTGGTCAGCGACAGCCCTGAAATTGGCGTCGTCAATCAAGGTGTACGGCTTCTTCATTCCCACCCGTGTATTGGTCAGGATCTGATAAATGATGTGGGCGGCATTGATGTGGCGTACCCCACCCTGCAGGGTGATGATACATTTCTCCGGGTAAAACACCGGAGTTCCGTGCCACCCCAACAACGCCCTGAACAGCTTGACCGAAGGGCTGCGGACGGAAGGTTGCATAGCCGCCCAGTAAAATCCTGTGTGGTAGGTAGGCGCTTCAGATAGCTTGGCACGGCGAATGTGCCGCCCGATTGGCCCCAACCAGAAGCTGTCGTAGACGTAATCTTTCCGGCTGGTGAGGTTGGCACGAAATACCAGTGTCAGTACCCCGATCCAAGCGGGGACTCGCGTGCCGCAATGCTTCTGCAGGTAGGGGTTGACGGTTTGCGTCTCTACCCCGGTCAGTACATCGATAACCCCAAGCGCACCGCCTGACGCCTTCTCCCCGCCGAACAGGTGCTCCTGGTTGATCGCAATGAGGTCAGGCTGGGTGACAGGGACGATCCCCACCTTGTTGGCGTCCTCTTGCTGAGTCGGTATCCCTCGGTTGTAAATGAATTCCGAAACTGTGAGCTGCCCCGGTCGAGCCACACCTCTCCAGGCAGTTCTGCCGTCTAACTTAATTTCCAGAATTTCGTCCACAGGCCCATGGCACACCCCCAAGTGCATCCCCATGTAGTATTCATAACCGGAGGTGTAGGACTTATCGAAAGCGCCGAAGGAGTCCTCGACACTGTCCCAGATGCCTAACGCATTAAATAAATCTTCAACAAGGCCATCTTCGCTGCCGAATAACGAATCGGTAGCGGAATCAAACAGTCCCACTGGATTTCTCCCTGCGCGCTATCGTGTGGCGAATTAACTTGGTGATAAAGGGGTCTTTGATATGTTTGTAGTCCGCAGCCCGCAGCCCCTCAGTACGGAACACGTGCCAGGAGATACCGTACCGGGATAGCAATTTTCTCGTGCCGGGATGGCAGTACCCCAGACCGTTTGCGAAGGGGATAGCGTGCAAGTCGTCCAAAGTGATGACCAGATCGTCAGGGATGTCCAACTCTTTAGCCATTACTTGCCGCCATTTGCGATGATTTCATGTGTAGACACATCCCCGTACCAAAGGCAGTTTACGCCTCGCACGGTGACGGTACCAAACGCCCACGGAATAATCATACCGTCCTGGCTGGTAGGGCGCTCTCTCGTCGAGTCCAGAGCGTCAGAAGGTTTTTCCTGCATCGCGTAACTGACTGCGGCGGATACAGCAGATACCAGGAGTTGGGCAACAATAGGCCACGGCATACATCACCTACCAGGGCAGTTCACCGGGCTCGAATACGTCCTTCTTAGGTAAGAATGGACTGCCCCCGTGCCGGCGTAAATTGTTGTGTTTAACATCGCAATCCTCGGTATTTCGTTTGCAGCCGGGGTATGCCGCGACAGGGGAACCCGGCTCGTACCCGTTGGCACTGGGGTGAAGCCCTATGGTACCCGTCAAGTGGTCGTAACTGATAATAGTTTTACGTGCCCGAACCCCGGAAACCGTGTCGTCATATTCTACATACCCGCCAAGGAACCAGCCAGCTTCATGCCCTGCCGCCATTTTCCCGGCGGGGATAAGGTAAGAGGGTAGCAGCCTTGCAGCCGTCATGCTGGAGCCAACGAGGGTTACCGACGGTATGTCCACCATACGAAACGATCTTGACGCCTTACAGGTGTGCTCTTCGTATATCCCGTACCCGCAGGGGCGCTGCCAACGCAACGTCATGCCATTTCGTTTCTGGGCTTGGGTAGCGTCCGCAGACACAAGAAAAATGCCGTCCTCGTTGGCCGCTTGTCCTAATACTTCCCCACTCCAGAACATCTGCGCTGCACCGTACTCCCGCTGCTTGCGAAATGCGGTCAGGTAAATAATTTCGGTGGGCATCCCGCCCAATAGTAATTGGGCGATCTCGGTATCGATACCAATATGAAAACGTATCTGAGCCTTGTTAGGGTCGGAGCCGTCTTCATAGCCTTCGTAGCTGACGTTTCCTTCCTTGTAAATGTTGCCCAAATACTCCACGTCGTAAGGATCGGACGTGTAGAAAAGGGACTGCCCCGCTATATCAATGCGGAACAGATTTAGCGGCTGCGAAAGATCGACACTGCGTTCAATCAATTCGTACTCAGTGGGCATTAAGTAACTCTCCGGTTGTTTGTTACTGAGGTGATCCCCATCTGACAAGAGACGACTTCGGTGTTTAACCACTCCAAAGTGACTTTGTCAGAATCCAGCCGGTAAGTCTCCAACAGTCTGCATGTTTTAACGTGGTCTGCAGCTAAATTTTCAGGGAGCACGTCGTCAAGGTTAAGGCGCATCTCCCCTACGACTGTAGAATCCACGGAAACTATCTTAGCCATAAAAGTGTGCGCGCCGTAAATAACGTGGACGAAAAAGTCCTTATCAATTACACGAAACAACGTGGTATCAAACCCGTTCGGCTGGCAAACTAAAAATCCCTGCCCCGCCACGATGTCCTGGATGACAGTGAAGTCTGTATCCCAAGACGGAGCCATAAAACTTTTCCACTGCCCTCTACGGCGGCTGAGGAATTCACGGAAACTTTTCACCAGGCTGCGGCTTTTAAACAACCACGTAAATTGCCAAGACTTGGAAGGGAACTCCCGCGTGAGGGATTTGTGGTAGCCGCCTGTCTGGTTGTCCTGAATCAGAGCGTCAAACCCGTAAGCAGAATTCAATCCCTCCACCCAATTAGGTTCTTGCTCCAGAACTTCATACACCCCGTCAGGGCTTCCTTCTACTGTCATCGTAATTGGTGCCGCCACTACAGGTGCGAAGTCAGGTACGCTGGTAGGGTCAAACAGCAAGGAGAAAGTGTAGGCCGCTACATCGGCTGTATGCCTGCGGGCTGAGACCTCACCCTCAATAAAGGCCACCCCAGCCGGATAAATGTAACTGCCGGCTGCCCACGTAAATCTTAACGGCAGGGTCATGGTGAAGGTTGACAAGCCCGCAGCGGGAGAGTCTACGGTTACAGACTCCACCAATAAAAATTCGTACACCGGGGTAACCCCGAAGCTTACTAACATAACTCGAATGCCGACCCCTAATCCGCAGTTTGCTGCGACTTCCGAGTCCAGCACAATGCTGTTCTGATCTGCAGCTGCGTTAGCTGCCAGTCGCATCTCGTAAGGCCACAGCGGGCTCATGAAAGCCCGGTTCTGCCAGGAACTTAACAGGCTCCGCAACCGGGAAGCCCCGTCCGCAGTTTGTAAAGTTTCAAATGTCAGCCTTCGTCTGGCGAACAGCCGCAAGGAAGCGCGGTGCTCTAAACCTGTGTACGTGCGCACTACCGAAGTCAACCATTCCAACTCCTCCTTCATGCCGTTTTCCCAGTTAGGGAAAGGGATCAACGCTTGTGATCGGACACCTACCACCGTCAGGTTGTGGGTCTCCGCACCTGAAATTCCACTTTCTGCCAGATCACTGACCGTGAAATCCGCAGCGTAACGCACGTCAAATTCTGGGGCCCCCACTTCAGAGGCGGATACCGTTAACGTCAGGTAAGCTAAACTAGGTAAAATAATGGGGATGTAATCCTCACCTGTAGGCTCTCCCACAGATACGGAACTAAAAGTTACTCCCACCCCTGTGGCATCCCCCAGCAGTAAGGTGAACTCGTCCAACACCACCGGAGTCATGAAGGAATTCCATATCGATATTTGTCGGGTCTCTGGAGACCCGATGACTCCGAAATCAATCCGGCTGGAGTCAAAGAAAATCTGGTCGTAAAAGAACTGTCGGATGCTACCGCGTGCGGCAGGGCTGTCAGCGTTGTAGGCAGTCACCCCGCCCGCAGAGCCTGCACTGGAGCCGCCCACCAGGATAGGCTGCACAGCCACCAATATATCTGTGTCCACACTGGCAGGGGTTACCCCCTCGCTCAGTGTCAGGTAAGGTGCCCAGATAGTCGGAGGCTCCAATGCCGCGGCAGGCAACGCAAGAAACGGGAACCCCGCCTCCGCGTTGTCCGCTATTGCAGCCGCAACTGCCATTAGATTGCGGTACCTTTTTTGACGAAGTATCCCAACCCGTAGCAGGCCGGGTAGCTCGCGGCGTCGTAATTGGTCTCGATTACGTCCGATAATCGGGTAACAGGGAACACCATCCAGTCGGAGTTGACGATCTCTTTCGCGGCAAATCCACGCACGTTTCCTACACGAATACCGGGCATCACCATGGCGTCCAGATAACGGGCTACACCCGCCTCCTCGTCAGTCCTGTAATCCTTAACGAAAAACTCCACCTCGTGCCCCGGCACCCGGTTATTCCACCCGTTAGGGCTGGCCACATTCTGCCCGTAACCCGCAAAAAGTAGCTGGCGGATAGCCCCGCCCCTGCCGGCATCAGCGCGGCTTGTTACCGGGGTACCTGTCCCTATAGCTGCCGGTATCTCCGTACTGTCCGGGGAGAACGGCATACTATTCAAAAAGGCGGTGGGGGCGACTGATGTGGAGGCGTCTGCACCTCTCAATCCCCCGTACGTGTGACCGTCCGCGCTCACCACATGTCCCATTAGACCGGTAAATCCTGATACCGCCGCATGGACGTACCCGTCAGAAATCTCACTGGACACTGGAGTTCCCACCCCTACAGCCGTAAACCATGCTGACGCATTGTAGGCTGCGGAACCTACAGCCCCATTGCCAACTCCCTGCGCGCCTGACATAGCCCAACGTGCATTAGGCGGCGTCAGCACAGTCTCTTTTGCCCCTTTGCGGGATGCAGGGTAGTAACAGCGAAACTTGGTTGTCTTATACCTTTCGCAGGCCGCAGTATTAGCGGATGTCACCCCTATAGAGGCATTACTGAACGGGTCTACAACCTGAGTTTTACTAAGCTGCGTGCAGAGCCCAGCAAACATCGGGGAGTGTACAATTCCAGGTGCAGGCTTATTCATGTAGCGGTTATCGAAGAATTGGGCATCCCCGAACTCTCCGCCTACCCAACTACCGCGTTTATCTCCCTTCCCAAATGAGAAACAAGTGAAGCTCTGATCCGTCTTCTCAACATAAAAGTAGAAAGCATCCTTGCACTTAAAGCAGTGCAGCTTACTCAGGCGGGTCAAGTAATTGGCTACAGAGCTTATAGGGACAACCGTTGGAGTATTGGGGGAAGCGCGGCTGGCAGATTCTGGCGGATAGATAGTCGCATTGACTTGTGACGCGCCAGGGCTGTACGGGGTATCCAACATCTTGTGCGACAAGGTTAGTTTGTACGGGTGCAGTGCCTGTGCAGCTTCGTCGTGCTGAACAGAGAAAAGGTGTGTCACAGGCCCTTGCTTCAATGCAAACACTTTTTTGTGATGCGCCGTAGTAAAACTGAAGTTGAACGTAGTATTTGCCCCAGCAGGTCCTGCAACCCCGAACGCCGCAGGGATAGAGGTACCCGCTGTACTCTGACCTGACAGAATTACGGGAGTTTCTCCCAAGGGTAAAATCCCGGTATTGGCCGAGGTAATCACGTTAATGATCTCCCCCAGCGCAAACCGGCGCGGCGTGCCTGTCGCGCAGTACACTGTGGTGGATCCTGAAGCCGCCCGGTTTGCGCTTAACGTCCCGGAGTCCGCTATCTCCTCTCCTACCGCCAGACGGTCCTGAGATACAGCGAAGTCGTAAGAGGTATTGTATTTCACCTGTTTTAGTCCGCACTCCGGGGCGGTGCAAAAATCGATGATGGCTTTAGCGATGCTGCCAGAAGAAAAGTTATCGTGCGCACCAGCCCCGCCCGCTCCGACTGTATTGATGGTGACTTCCCGGTAAGCGTAATCAAGAACAGTCATTACCTTAACCTCACAGCGGCGTAGTGGTAGTCGTTTTGCATTCCGGTCTCATCCCCTGGAGGGCATACTGCCAAATGCGCGTAGCCAGAAGCGGATGGAACTGTAGTCCAGGGATCGACATTTCTTCCCCCTATGTGGTAGCAGTTAGGGACCACGCCAATGGAACCCCTAGCGTAAGCAGGCGATAGCAACCCTCCAGATACCACCTCAATTGGCCGCAGTAGTTTGCCGCCTCCCAGCGTATTAGAGACTTTGATAGGCTCAGAATTGCCGGATAACTCAGAGTAAGGCAGGATGGCTATGCCGATATTGTCTGTTTGGTATGCCGTCAATTTCTCCAATGAGTAGGCAAGGTGGACATGACTGATGGCTGTCCTCCACTTGGCTTCCCAAGGGGTAGCGAACAGTGCCGCCCGGTTCGACCGAACGTCGGTCCCCCCTGACGTAACATCCTCTGCAGACTTGATGCTTCCTCCAGGGCGGAACCCGTAACCCCAGGATTTTGCCCGGTCGTTAGCAGCATTACTGTTGGTGATAGGGTTCCAGTCCACCGCGTTATCGGAGCCTAGAACCATAGCCGGGAACGGCACTTCGTCCGCAGTGCCCAGAGGAAGCATGTACCCCGCTCCGCCAAACTGAATGGTGCCGGCACCGCCCACCTTTTCCATCTGGTAACGAAAATACATTACTCGGTTATCAAATATCACCGAGTAACTGTCATTCGCTCCTGCCGCAGGGGAGCCTGCGGACGCTTCCCGCATCAAGGGGATAGTCACCTTATTGCACGCGGTGCTTTGCTGGTGGGCAGGTAACGTACGATTCCACGCCCCTCTGAACATGCGCAAGCTAAATGCGGTATATCCGCTCGGTGTGTAGTTGAAAGATTCCACGCTGATGTTGATGTGCTCCAGCCCGGTACCGCCGTCGGAGTGCAGGATCAGCTGCCGCTGCTTAGGTAGTGCTGAAGTAGGGACGAATGCAGCGCCAAGCGTAGTGCCACTACCATTGTTGGCGCGCTCGTAAAAGTAGCTGGGCTGCGTCAATAAATTACTAACGTGAATGTCGGAGTCAGCCAAGCATTCCCATGCTTCTGTGAAAGCCAGATCGGTGGAGAAAGAAAAAGTATCCCCCACCTGAAAGCGTAACCCGCCACCCGGCACAGTGTCTGCCTTACTGAATTGAATGGCTACTGCACCATTGTCATGCGCAAACAAGCTGCCAGCGTAAGGGTTTCCAGCTGCTATGGCAGTGGTAGGTGTCAAGGTAGTGGTAGTGATGCCGGATATGGATCCGGTCAGTTTGAACGTAGGCTGACCGCTGCCATCCACTGCCGTACACTCCGCCACCCAATCCTCTTCCTGATTGGCAGGGTATAAGTTGATCACTAGCAGGTTGTCGCGAGTGGCGCGCACAGTGTTGAATGTGAAGTACATTCCATTTGTGTACGCCGCTGCTACAACGGTAAACCGGAATCCATAGTCAAAATCAAACTCCGTCCCGACCTCAGCATCCCCTGCATACCCGGTATTGGTGCCTACCACCTCGAAGACGCCCCGTGCAGCGACATAGGTTACTGTCCAGCTGTCTTCGAGAGTGTCCGGGTCTGCAGCCGCAGAGGTGAGGCTGCCGGGGTTACCAGGGCTGGGGGTAACCGTGGAGAACGCCCCTGACAAGTTGCTTACCACAGGGGTAACACTCGGTGCCCTATTTGCAGTGGTGATCTCGAATTTGTCGCCAATCTCCGGGCGCGAGGTTCTGTCCAGTACAAACTCGAATTTGTCGAATGTGATGACACTACCAGCAGGGGTGACAGCGGTGTGCAGGGAGCGAGGCTTGCCGCCAGAGTAACCGTTATTGTCCACGTAAAACTCAAACTTATCGCCCACCGCGTAGAACGAGGTGGTGGCTGCCGCGTCAAATTGTTTAGCGTCATATAGCGAAAAATTTACCCGACTGCCCGTGGTAGTCCTGTTAAGACTGACAGGGGTTCCCGGAGCCGCGGGCGTCCCTGTGGATGAGGAGGTAGTGATACTCCCTACATTGCCGATGAACTGCCCAGTTACCGAGAACGTAGCTGTGGCGCCAGCCACTGCAGTGCAGAGCAGCGTCCAGACTTGTGCCACGTTAGTGGTGATAGCCACCTGATCCGTGATCTGCAGACGGGCAAACTTATTGAAATGCAAGTTACGCAGTCCCGTCTTGTAGTGTCTGCCGGCGTAGGCTTTTATTGACTCTGTTATGGTGACGTTACTGGGGGATTCGTACTCAATCCCGGTAATGGTGAACTCCTCTTCTGCAGTACACTCCAGAGTGAATACTCCGTTACGGGCTCCAGGCAGTGCCCCGATCTGGGATACCACCGTGCCTCCAGCAATTACCGCGTCGTACTCAATAGATCCGCCAACTATGTTGCCCACTGTGTTGGACGTGAAAATGATTCTGTCCCCTACCTCAAAAACTGTGGCCCCTTGCGCAATACTGAAAGACACCTGACCAGCAACAAGGTAGTTACCGGTATTGATCGTGAACGCCGACAGGCTGCCAGCAACCGACCCGGTAACCGAGAAGACAGCGTTCAGGTAGCCGGGACCTGTCCCTTTGTTCGTGCAGATCAGCGTCCACGTTTGTGGGGTAGCCCCCACGGTGTTGAGATCCACAGGGGTTAGCGTGCCATTACCGTATTTCGCCCGGTAGGATCGGGTCAAAGCCGCACTACCGCACATGGCGGCCTTCAGCCCTGACATGGCGTCCGATACGCTGGTGTACTTTCTAGTTGCGAATGCCACGGTATTCCTCCGATTAATTTCTTTGCACGGTAAAGGCGCGTCGGTTGACCCTTTGGATCTCTGCCAATTCTCGCACAGCTCCTGGGTTATTGCGTAATCCTTTTGCCACCACCTCAGCCGCGTTGATGCCGACGTAGGCTTCCAAGGTTTGCTTAGGAAATTCCGGTACGTGAACAACAGGAGCCATCTGCTCCTGGTTAACCCCAGAAGTAGCCCGCGCAGACTGGTCAGCAACGCGCCCCGCACTGAATCCGGGAATCTTCCCAGCGTTCAAAGCCCCGATGGTGTCATGCCCCAAGTAGTTGGTAGCCTTCTCGGTCAGGATGCTTTCCTTGTTGGATATCCGGATCGGGGCGCTTTTACCTTTAGCGAACTTCATGCGGGCGTTAATGGAGTCACTGGTTCCTGTACCTGGACCACGAATGATGCCGTTCTTGTCCACATACCCATTGGAGAACTGCCCCACCCAACCGTCAGCAGCGAACAAGGAACTGATCCAGCTGCTGGCTGTGGATGCAGCTCCGGATGCCCAATCTCCGACGGCAGACCCCGCGCCTTTCAGCCCCTTCCATGCGTCACTGGCCATATTGCCAATACCGTCAAACAGGGAGCCAAAGAACCCTTTCTCTTTGCCCCCGCCCAACATCTCTTTGGCAGTCTTCTCCATTGCACCTGCAGCGCCGTTTACATTGACGACGCCAGCGGTGACCGTCATGGATCCCGTTGCGGCTCCCGCAGCGCCCGGAGCAGACCCAGTCACGCCCAAGGCTGAGGCTACAGAGCTTAAGAACCCTCCGGCAGCGGGTGTGGATCCTGCGGCGGCTGCCGGCTGTCCAGCTTGCGAATCCGTTCCTGGCAGGGCACTACCCAACACAGACCTTGCCAATGTGTTGAGTGCGCCTTTAGCCGACGTGCGTAAAATGTCCCCCGCCAAGTTCTTGGCAAGGTTCTCCATCAAGTCCCCGAAATTTTCGCCCTGGACAATGCTGTCAGCGATGGCGTCACCGATACCTTCCCAAGCCGTCAGCACGCTACCGCGTAGATTGGCACCCCAGTTCTTCAGGGCGTTCTGACTTTGCTCCAACGCTACCAGGTAAGGGCGGATGCTTTCCTCGCCAAACGCCTGGTTAAGTTGGTCGGCGGCTGTGGTGCCGATATCCGAAATTTGGACATTCAGATCAGCGATTTCTACTGTCAAGTCGTCAATCTGTTTCTGGTAGGAGTCCAGAGCGTTTTTAGCACGCTCCTGGTCATCCGGGCTCATAAACGGAATGCGTGCGCTGATGTCAGCTACCCGACCTTGAACGGTACCAATAACCCCCTGATCAGCAGCAATCTTATTTTGGTAGAAACTACCCATCTCCTGCTCAGTGAACCCGTACCCGCGCACACGTGATTGCGCATCCAGCAACGCATTGCCAGATGTCGGATTGGTCGGGATCGCCTTCATTGCGTAGCCGATAGATTTGTCGGCTTCCTTCAGCATGGAGTCAACAGCTTTGGAACTGAGAAGCGCCTCACTCAAAATGCCGCGTGATTCGATCTCAGCCTTGATGCGTTCGTCACTCATCCCAACGCTTTTACCCCATTCGGTAATTGCGTCGATAGCCGCCTGCTGACTGGCTTTGAATTCCGTGTTCAAGGTGGTGAGGTCACCGCCCTGCTCCATAACCGTTTTAGCCCGCTCCTGATAGGCCTTCAACTCCTCGTCGGTGTCTTTGGTTATCGCCTCGATGTAATCCTTTCTAGCATCCAATTCCATTTTCTGGAGTTTTATTTGCTCCTCAGCCAGTTGCTGCCTTTCCGTGTCGCCCCCTTGCTCGTTGACGTTTTGCTGTGCAATCGCGATGGCCTTGCGCTGCTCTTCCATTTGCAACGCGCCGCGCTGCTGTGTGAGTCCTACCAGATTGCCGCCGCCAAACTCTTTCGCTTTTTCTATCGCGAAATCCAATTCGGAAATTTTCCTGAAAGCCTCTGCATCCTGCACATAAGTTTTCTTGGTAGGGCTAACCTCACTGGATAATTCCCGCTTCCGTTGCGCGGCTAAGTCTGACTGATTCCACTGAGCCAGAGCAGCAAGCCCGGTTACACCCGCACTTGGGCCGGCTGACCCCACCTGCGGCTGCAGCTTGCCGTCTGGACCGTATTCGATCCCATTCCCTAATGCGACGTTGCCGACGGACGCCGCCGCACTTCCACTGCGTAATGCTTCAACTGCTGCGGGATTAGCTTGCGCCAAACTTTTACCCGCCGAAGATGCAAGGAACTGCTCAATTCTGCCGGGGTCTTGTGCAGCGCCTGATTGCAGATTTGTCACGTAGCTTGAAACCTGCGCTTGTTTCTTTTCCGCAGTCCGCTGAACGGATAAATCCAACTCTTTCAGAATCCCTTGCAAGGCGCCGACACGCGCTGTGTCTGTAGGGTCCGTAGCTGCCAACGCGGCACTAACCTGCTCGCGAATAACTTGCAGCCTGCGCTCTGCCGCCTCGACACCCATGGAATCGATGGAGATAAGAAAACTCTCCACCATTGCCCCCATGTTGGTTTCGTCTTGCTGAGAAATAATGTTCTGAACTTCCAGCTCAACAATTTTGTCCTGGATCTCTGCGGCTTTCGTTTGCTTATCGCCAATCTCTTGCAGCGTGGCGGCACCCTCCCGCATAACGCGAGCCATCTGCAACATGCCGTCCAAAGCTTTTTCTGGGTCTGCAAACTCGCCCTGTTGGTTCAGAATTTCTTGAACCGGCAAGGTGTTTAATTGCGCAAACTGTTCGGACAATTGTTTTACTTTTTCGACATCGCCTGCAGCCCGTGCGGTCTGCATACTGTCTTCCATCAAGACAACTTGTTTCTTGATTACGTCGGCAAAACCTTTCAGACGTGCTGTGGATTGCTCCACCTGGGTTTGCGTGCCGTTCAACCCCTCACGGATTCTTGTGATCTGCTCCGCCAATCCACCCTCAGCGTCAGGATCGAATGCAGCGCGAGCGGCCTTCAGCGCATCCAGCTCGCGATTTAACGTAGCCCCCTGCCCAGCAAGCCCTGCCAACCGAGACTGCCGCTGCTGTTGCTGCTCTTCCGCATTCGGATTGGCTCTCTGGTAAGCGTCGTATGCTTTGGAAGCCAGAAAGGTGGGGGCAAGGTAGCCCGCCACGGTTTCTACCATTCCTTTCTGCCTTTCCTCGCCCGACGCCAACCGCTCGTTGCGGGCTTCCCGGATTTTTTCAATCGCGCTGGTAGCCCACTTCACGACATCTTTCAGATCGTCCAACACCCCTTTGGACATTTCTGAACTCAAAGCCACCATGGCAGAGCCAAGGTTATCCAACTGAGCTGCAAGCGAACCCATGGCAATTTCTGCACCTTCTGCAGCCGGTTGCCCGAAATTGAATTGACTTTGTAACTCGATCAACTGTTCGTAAGAACCGATCAATTCATGCAGTACGTTTTCTGCACGCACATCGAATGTGCGGTTCAAGCTGGGGTCGGTACCAAAGCCGATTCGCTTCAACTCTGTGACAGCGGCTAACAAGGGGTCGTCTGTCGCAGTGAAACCTTGGTACTTGGCAGTTATCTGATCCTGAGTTAGTCCTTCACCCATTTTCTGGTAACGCGCCTGCAACATTTCCAGTGAGCGTTTATCCGGATTAAATACTTCCAACATCGCTTGTCGCGTACCGGTAGCGATAGTGGAAGCTTTTACACCGGCATTCCGTAGTACAGATGCAGCGGCTAACAACTGCTCACTGGATACGTTGTAACTGGCGGCAACCTGCGCACCTGTCGAGGCGATAGTCTGCAAGTCTTGTGCGGTCAGTTTAGATACGTTGACCGCTTTTGTCAGTTGGTCTGCTGCTTGCCCGGATGTCAGATCACCAAACACTTCCTGCATCGTAGTGAGTACGTCAGCCGCGACACCAAGATCACTACCTGTGGCAGCGCCGAAATCTGCTACTGACTTCAAGGCTCCTGGCAATTCACTCGCAGCGACACCTGCTTGCGCGAGAACTTTTGTAGCTTCTGCGATTTCCGCAGTTGAGAATTTCGAGTTGATCGCGACATCATTGATAGCGCCAGACAGCACCACCATTTCTTTTGTGGTGGACTGCGAAATCGCCTGGATATCGAAAAGACTTTTATCCAGTCCCACGATACCGCGTGTGAGAGCTGTTACAGCGCCCAACGCCTGGTACAACGCCTGATAACCTATGGCGTACCGGAAAAACTGCATCATCAGTGCGCCAGTTTGCTTCAACACCGGATTCAGTTTTTTGTGGGAGTTCGTCAGTTGGTCAAGAGCCTTTTGATGGCGCGCTACTCCCTCCGCGTCTCCCGCAGATGAAAGCCTTGTTACCTCAGAACCTAAATAAGCTTTGACCGATTTATTGCCGGACTTAGTGGTCAAGTAACTAGGGTCAAATCCTCCCAGACCTCCGGCAGCCTGAAATGCTTCTTTACCTGACTGCACGCGAAGCGCACGAGCCTGCTCCAGTTGCGCCTGCCGCCTGTCGGCGTGTTCTTTCTGCATCAAAGCTTTTTCAGCAGAGTAAAGAATCCCCGACCGCTTCTTGGCTGCGGCTTCTGCGTCTCTCTGATTCACCTTCTGGGCTTTCAGGTAAGCTTTGGTGGTGTCCTGCTGAATTTTCTCCGCTTGCTTGATGGCTGCGTCTGCCATCTGCTTATTAGACTCTTGAATAGTGGAGGTGAGTTTTTGCAAGCCTCCCGCTGACAGCCGTTTGGACAAGCCCGTGCCCGTGGAGGCCACACGATCCGCTTCACGTTTGGCCTGTGCAGCCATGTCGCGCATACCGGCATCGAACAAGGCACGCGCCAATTTATTCGTCTGCCCGACCAGTTCGTCACGTGCAATGGAGGCTGTAGCGACTGCCCCTAATTTCTGGCGCCCTTTGGCGGTTTTCGCTGTAGTTACAATGTCACGGTCTGACAACCTGGCACCAGCCGCCACCCGCTTCTGCTCTGACGCGCCATAACCTTTCCGCGCACGGTCAACCGCCAAGGAAGCGTCGCGCACTTTCTCCAGCGCCTTAAGCTGTTTCTCAAGCAGTTTCAGCTCGGTGTTGTAAGCTACAGTACCTTCCTTTTTCGCCGCTTTCTCTGCGGAATTTAATTCGGCTTGCTTCCGGTAAATTTTGTCCAGCTCGCGAGTAAAATTTTCCGCGACCTTGGTATCGAACGCCAACTTGACCGGCTGCCGCTCCAGATCCTTAATAATTTTATCGATACTTTTCTTGGCTTTCGCGCCTGCACTTTCATCAACAGTAACCTGCAGTTTCCCCTGCAGTTCGATAATCCCATCACCTGTTTTCTTAGCCACTGCCATTACCTCCCCAGCTGTGCCATAAACGCTGACGCCGACGCATCGATTTGCGACGAAGTCATTTCTTTTGTATCGATAACATCTTCATTACTTGAACTGCCTTTGAATGATCCCCCCATCCCGAATACCACACCCTCAAATTGCAAGGTCTGGATCTCGAACAGGTTGTCGAACTTGGCTTTGATAATCTCGGATGCCACGGCTCTGTCAAGGTCGCAATACAGGTGCCGTGCCCTTTCGTAATCGTAATCTGCCGTCAATAGGCATTTCTTCTCCGGGCTCAACTTTTCAAAGTAGCGGGAGAATTTAGCACCAAACGTGCGCTTATTAGATTTTCGTTGCTTTTCTTCGTCACCTTTCTCAGCCTGACTTTTCAAGGCGTCGATTTTAATTAAGGCATTTTCTACCCAGGAAGGGTTTGAGGTGACCTGGTCAACCGTAGCCTGCCCGGTTTGCACAATCGTTGTAGCAATCAATGAGTGCATGTTGATGTCAGGGTCGCGCTCGTAAATCTCCGCCATGACTTCGTAAAACAAGAAGCTGACTACCGGCTTCTGATTGTTTTGCCCTTGCAGAAATATAGATGGCATGGGATCCCCTCAATTAAAAGAAAAGGCCGGGAGACCCGGCCTTTTCCTCCCTGCCTATTACGCAGTTGGTACGTCAGACCCGCCCACGAAGATCCCCATCGGGAACGTCGGAATCAAGCCGCGAACACCGTACAAAGGTGTTCCAATGTCACTGTAGTCCGAAGCCGCAGGCTCCAGGATTTCCAGTGCCATCTCAGACGAACCGTAGTCTTCCGCGTTGGTAGTGTAGTCCAAGCCAGAAGAGCAAGATGCCTTCCAGAAGTTCCACACGCGGGGACGACCAGACTGAGAGTCCTGCTGAACCACTTGCACAGTAAAATACTGCGCTGCCAAGTTTTTACCAACTGCGATTTCTGCAGCTTTGAAAACGTGGACAGTCTCACCGGCAGTGATGTATGAGGCGTAGTCCATAGCCAAGCACAGGTCAGTATCGAACACCATGCTGGTAGCCGCCGTAGCGATTTTGGCGATGGATACCGTTTCAGGACGGTCGGCCACATACACGCACACCAGATCGTTCACCGCGAAGCCAGTAGCACTAACTACAGTGGCTGTGGTAGCCGAACCGTTGGCGGTCATAGTGGTTTTAACATCCGTCACCGCTGACAGGAGGCCGTTACCCATCAAGATACCGAAGTTACGACGCGAGTATTCCCGAAACGTAGCCGTTACAGTGGTGGTCACACGGATAGGCGCCTGATCCACACGCTTACGCGGGAATCCAGCTTCTATCTGTGCGTATTCTTTTTGCACGTTGACAGACACGTCATCCACGATCCCGATGGAGTGGGACTGCAGCAACTTGTTTGCCAGCGTCATTGGGCCAACGCGCAATTCGGCGGTGCCGATCTGGTAGCGGTTGGTTTGTGCTGATCCTAAGTTCATAAGGAAACTCCTGACAGTAGGTTAGAAGGCTTTCGCCCCCAGAGTCCTGCCCAATTTTGCACTGAGTTCAATTATGAAGCCTCGCGCTGGCAGGGGGTTAGGTGTTCCACTTTTAGTGCTTCTGTCTTCGCTGCCTAGCTCCAACATCAACAATAAATTCAGTCTTCCAGCCCCTGTAGCATTTTCTCCAAAACTGTACCCTGGAGCTTCCCCGGTCAAGAATGGCGTGCGAACCAAATCGTTCAAGGGGAACGGCAGGGTGCTGAACCGAAGTTCAGCTCCAGCCCGGAACATAACAGAGCTGCCACGTTTTTCCAGCCCCTTTGCGCGGGTGACTTTAATTTTCTGCTTGGCTACGGTGGGGTTGACACTGGGCAATCGAGTCTCTAATCCGCCCCGGTTCTTCCAGAAAGTCCCCTTAACGGCTTCCGCCTTACTCTGGCGATACCCTGGGCTAAACCCTTGCCACCGGACTTTGACGGATTCACGACCCACCCGGATAGTTACCCCGCCGCCACGTGAGGTGGGGGAGCCGGGGAATCCCTTTCGGATGTGAGCAAGGATGCCGCTGACCAGTTGTTTGTAGGCGGCTTCGTAAGACGCCCGTTGCACCTCAACCCGATCCTCCCAGGCCTTGACCATGATCTTCTGAGGCTTGCCAGTTGCCATGGCAGCCTGCAGCAGATCGGATGAGGTGATGGTATTCCTGGCCATGCTCAGGCCGCCGCACGACTGACCTTGGCTACCACGTCCAGCAGCTTCAGCCCCGCCGTATCCGAGAACCGCATGGAGTTACTGGTTACAGAAGACAGGTACATTCCCCCTGCACTGGGCAGGCTGGTATCCGGCGCGGTGTCGCCGGAGTAGTCATAAATCTTGAAATTCCGCCCCACCTGGAAGTAGTCAGCCAGTTGTGAGGCTATCTTTGACGCCAAGTAATTGTCTTTGTCGTTAACCGTTTTGCACCCCAAGGTCATTTTCAAGGTGTACAAGGGGTCTCTTGGGCTGGCATCCAGTGCGTCGATCTCCCACACGATGGTGGGACGGATGGATTTTTTCTCTTCGTCGCTTTCCACGATGTTATCCAGGCAAGTAGCCTGCAGCTCCGCAAAGGCGGTGTCACCGGAATCGATCAAAGCCTGCGCCACCTGACCGCCCAGGTAATCCAGTGTGGACTTCAATACCAATTCAAAGCGGGATAATGGCGTCATGGGAGTGGTACCCCTTCAACGGTCACCGCTCCGGTGAACGCCGAAGTGTGTGATTGTGGGTAGGCAGCTAATACAAGGCTGCGGTAAGCCGTAGGGTCTCCGTTGTAGTCCAGTAACCCATTGACCGACGACGCCAGCAGCGCGCCACCTGCCCCATCGTACAACTGCAGATTTAGCCGCGTACCGGTGTACCCGCTGTCGTAAGGGGCGAACCCTTGCCCAGTATGTGCCCGCAGGCCTGCTGAGTCGGCGTCGAATTCCACCGGCAGTAAGTAGGGCTCACACATCCCTGCGGAGGTGAACGAACGAGTCTCAGGCTGTACCAGCGTTACATTCAAGGGTGCCGCCAGCCTTGCCCAGTCCAACGCCAGGTCGCAGACGTAGGCTCTCTGGTTGGTGTTCGGATGGACATCAATATCCTGGCGAATCCCGCGAATCCAAAGCAGGTTGCTTACACGGGATACCTCCCGCACCGCAACGGTTTTCCCGTCGATCCGCAGGAAATGGTCGGAGGTTATGGGGGTGGATAGCGGTAAGTAGACATCCAACACTGTGTTCGAGACTTCCTCCATATCCTGTTTATTGCTGGAGGCGGTGTACCGTTCGTAGTCGCCCCAACGCACTTGGCTGTCAATAAGGGTCATCACTACGTCCCCACCTCGCCCGGAGGCACGCGGTGTACTGACAGGGGCGAATATCTCGACAGCGTAAGCCGCTTCCCGCAGGAGGTAGCATGTCAGGTGGGGGTCTTCCGCGTAAAGGTCTTCATCGATGGCGTCCACCATGTAACGTGCAAGGCTGGGACCCACCCGGATGTACTCGTCTTCCGGCAGCAGCTTTTGCGTGCCCGGTAAAAGGAGTATCCGTTTCTTTGTACCAAAAGTCCGGTCGGATATAAATCGGTCATACACCTGCAACCCGCACAATAGCCCGGAGCTGACAAAGGCTTGTTGTGCCGGTCTGTGTACGTACAGAGGGCTTTTAGCGAATTTCTTGATGGCGCGTATATGGCGCATTAGGTATTGGTAACCGGGTCAGCCGTTGGGGGTACCGCCAGAACCGGGGAGTACACGGTCGGAGCGGCGACAGGGTCAAGGCCTTGGTCAGCCAGCAACTCGTCAAGCCATTTGGCAGCTTCCGCTTCCAGTGCGTCAGCAATGTCAGCAATCGACAGCTTCGCGAACCGGCGGGACTCGGCTTTACCGTCCTTGAACAGCATCGGGAATAGGAGGTCTCTACCGCGAATCGTTTTCGCCGCGCAGAAACTTCCGGCGTACAACTGCAACAGGTACCAGCTCTTACGTTTGGCTGGGTCGGCAGTGTCCGCTTCGTACGCAGTCTTGATGCCGGCTGCGTCGATCAGGTAATTGGCCAGTGACAGCTCCAGTTGGATATCCAACTGGAAACTGGCAAGGGTGTCATCGTCAACGTCAGCAATATCCACGCCCATACGGGCGCGGATTTTGTCTGAGTCCGTGTAATCGGTGACAGCGATGGTCACGGATTAGCCTCCGTTTGCGGCCAGAGCGTCGAGTCTAGCCTGCTCTTCGCGGGCAGCTCTCTCAGCCTTGATAGCCTGGTCATGCTCTTCGCCAACTTTTTCATCCCAGCGCACTACAAAGCCTGCAGTGATCTGGTTGCGCAGCCAGCCGTCAGTTTGCGGGTTAGCGCGCTGTGGCTTACCTTCACTGAACGCCCAATCCTCGAAAGGATGGTCAAGTTTGGCACCCATGATCTTACCGGGCACCAAGGCGTAGCTGCCTTCTGGGTTTGCCGCGTAGTCAAAAGCGTCTACTGGCTTCTTTTCAGCCTTCAACGGCATTACACCGCCTGCAGCTTGCAGCATATCTTCCAACGTGCTCATCGCAGCTTCGATATCCATCACACGGTCATTCAGGCCGTCCGCAGTCGTTTCTGCCGCGGCAAGCTTTTCCTGCAGTTCGGCCACTTGGTTTTGCAGAGCTTCGATAGCTGGCGCGTGGTCAACTGCCGCTGCCTGGTCGGTTGATTTTGGATCGTCTTTGGCCATTAGAAAAGTTCCTCAATTGGTTAGGATTGGAAAGGCCAACACCCCGAAGAATGTTGGCCTTGGCAGCTTACCTGATATTCCACTCAATACCAATTAGGATTGAGTCATAGCCAGGAAAGCGTCGTTGTACAGCTTGTGAGTGACTTCGCCGTAGTCAAGGCGCATTGCTGAACCTTTCAACATAGCGAACTGCTCAATGGCACTGTACTGCGCGCTGATGTTGATCACGCGGCGGAGAGCTACGTTGCGATCCAAACCTACCATCAAGCCCGCAGCGATAATGCCATCATCCAACAAGAACACGCTAGGCGCCTGGATGGACAAGTTGTCCACGTTCATGTCAGTGCTGAAATTGCTGTTTTCCTTGGTGATGACTGTGTCACGTGTCGGCTTGCCGGTACGTTTCTCAATCGCCATCGCGGTGTCCATGTCCGCCATGATGTGCGTGATGCGCATCTTGCGGTAGTCGCGGCGCAGGTACTTCAACCAGGCTTTGTGACTGAACAAAGCTGGAGTAGTCGCTGCGGAATCCAAAGAAGTCGCAGCGATCACACGGCTCAGAGAGCTGAGTGAAGATTCGCCACGGTCTGTGTCACCGTTAACGATGGCACCGATGTCTTCGTTGACCATGCCGATACGCTCTTCACGAGCCTGCGCAGCCAGGATAATGTTTACCAGTTGCAGCGTGGTAGCTGACTTGGCTTCATCCGAGATTTGCAAACCGATAGCGCGGGTAGCGATCTTACGAGACACGTTGGAAGTTGTCAGAGACAACATGCGGTTTGGACGAGCCAACTGACCGATAGGGCGTGAACGGCCAACCGTAGTTGGGATATTCACCACCGGCTGGTCGAAGTTAGGGCCGTTGATGGTTTCTGTAATGGCAATCATGTCATTCCAGAAGCGGATAACGTCGCCGTTATCGTCACGCAGCGTGGCTTCCATAGTACGCATCAGGATCTCAGGGAACAGCAAACGACCTGCAGGGGTGTTGCGCTCTGAGCCGTCGTTACGCACGATAGAACTCATGCTGATACCTTCACTGGCGATCTGTGCCAGAGTAGGTGAGCGCAAGCCCAACTGCAGGTCCGTACCGAGGTACATGCCTGAGTCAGCCATCATCTGGCTAAGTACAGGACCGTAAGTACGCTCGTCAGTTTTGCCGCCGTATTGTTGCGACAGATACTGCGTCAACGACATGCCAGCCAATTGAGCCTTCTGGTACATGTTGATGTGGAACGGGACTTCGATGTTGCCTTTCCCGTCCGCAGCCTTGATACGAAATTTGGTTTCATTCGCAGACATGATATTACTCCTTACACACGTTCGATGAGGACGGTTGATGCTACAGCACCAGTACCACCCAACAAGCTGATTACACGCCACTTGAACGCAGTACCTGCGCCAGCTTTAACACGAAGCAGACCTGCGGTACCGACAGCTACCTGAGCAGCGTTGATAACGAAGTCACCCACCGCCAAAGCACCCGCACTAGCGTTGTAAGCGCGGACGCGGCCGTTGGTTTGTACCACGCCAAAAGAGAAGCCGTTATTTACTGTGAAAGGCTCCACAGAAGATACAAAGCCTTCAATGTCCGTGTC